GGCTTCCGTCTAAAGGTTTCATATCTAAAACAGATACTTCATTGAAGTCCATATCTAATTTAGTTGAAGTTCCAAAGAATAAGTTTGACTTACAACCTGCATACATTTTATTGTCTGCAAGACCCGGCACTATTGCAATATTTACTCCTTCAAATTGAGCAGTATATTCACCCATATTATTGAAAGGGAATGCACTTAAAGCTGAAATTGCAGAAATATAAAATCTGTAAGTCTTTTTGTTCATATAGATATATAAGTCATCTTTTCCATAAACTGCACTAGGAATAGCAGCAGTTAAAGATCCTAAGTTTGCTATAATGTTTGAAGCATCATAAGCACCCGTAGCAGCGTCAGTAGTCATAGAACCTGAATAAGAAGTAGTAATACCATTAAACTGTCCTGATGTAGCTGTTGTTCCTGCCCAAAAAGAACCCTCAATAGCATCAGCAATAACTGAAGCAGAATAGCCCATTACAAAAGCGGCAAAATCATCTTCTTGTGCAAATGACCAATCACTTAATAATGTCTTACGACAAATATCTTGGTTTACTTGAAATTGCTCTACTTCTAAAACTCTTTCAGTCATAGTAAGTGTAGAACTTTGCTCATCAAAGTCGCAAGTAGCGTCTTTAACTAAGTTTGAATTTGTAAGGTTATTTAGAACTTCTTTATAGTTCACAGCATCCCTAACTGTTGCATACTCTAAACTGTCTGCACCATTTAATGCAGCGTGTAGATACTCTCCCGCCTGTTTCCCTGCGTATGAGCTTGATGTGATAGTTAATCCCATAATTTATTATTTTTTTTATTAATTATTTTTTATATTATACCAATATCTTTCTTTTCTGCTAAGTTTTCTGTATTCAGCAGTAGAAAGTTTTGTACTTGAAGCTTCAGCAAACTTATTCACCCCAACAGGTTGTGTTGCAGGTTGTTTAGATAATTCTGCTTTCAATCTTTCATTCTCAGCTTTTAAATCTTCTATTGAAAATTCAATAGTTTCAGTTGTCTTAATTGACTTAGGGTTTGTAGATGGCTCAACTTCTTCTTCAGCAGCTTCAACCTCTTCTTCAACCACTTCTTCTTCATCTCCTATTTTGCTTTTTAAGTCTGCAACAGCGTCCTCTAAGTTTTCTACTTTGTCTTTTAACTCCTCGAAAGACTTAGCCCAATCTGCTTCTTCAGCAGGACTTTCATCATCTTCGGCAGCTTCAACAGTTTCTTCTTCTTCAGGTGCTCCTTCTTCTTCAACCTCTGCTTCACCGATTGTAGCAATAATACCTGCCTCCTCAATTACAAAAACAACACCATCTTCAGTTTCATACTCACCGATAGGAAGTTCAATAGTCGTTCCATCCTCAGTTAATACAGATACGTCTGCGCCCTCAACAAGAGCTTCTGCCGTTGATACAATAATAGTTCCGTCTAATAATTTTGCTTGTACCTCAAACTTTACTTCTGAAGAAAGTCCGAGTGCTTTTAAGATTTGTTCTTTTAATTCCATAATTGTTTTATTCTTAGTATATAATAGATTTTTTTTTAGGTTGTTTGATTTTTAGTTATTATATCGTTCAATGCTTTCAATATTTCTTCGTCTGTTGGCTTTTGCTCACTCATCTTTTCCATCTTATTTACAAAGAACCCCTCAATTGACAAACCTTTCAATTCGCCTGATTTTATCTTGCTCCAAAGCTCATCATTGTTTATCTTCATTTTCACAAACCACGTTCCTATTGGGAGATTGAAATTGTATAAATTAGACTTGTCCTGATCACCCTCTTTTATCCAACTCTCAACAGTCAAGACACCTGAAACTCTTTCATTGTGTTGCTCAGTTGCTTTATGATGGTTGTTATGTTTCAAATAACTATATGCTGCTTGTTTTACTGTGTCTTTAGAAAAGTAAACATAATACTCACTATCAGTATTAGGGTCATATCTAAATATTTGTTTGTTAGGAATCAAAGCAGGAGAAATTAATTCTCTTTTTTCTTCATCTACCTTTGCGAAAGTTAAATTGTTCTTTTCTTTTGAGAAATAAACAAAGTCGGTTTCAATAGCAGGAGATGTTACTAAACTAATTGCATCAATTGTCAATGGTTCGTTTTCGTCACTTATTACTAATTCTACAATGCTTGTTTTCTTTTTCATAATATATAATAGATTTTAATTGTTCTTATTTGATTTTTAAACTGTTGCTCTACGTCTTATATTTGCTAATTGATCTTGGCTGTTTGTCATTTCGTCTGTTACAACAAATGCCTTCAATGGTTCAGGAGCTTGACCACCACCTAATTCAAATTTACCACTTAGCATTTCAGGTGCAGGAGCTTTTGCTGTCGTTTTTACTGTTTTATCATCAACACCACCACTTGAATCTGCTGATAGTATCGCTTTTACATTTGCTAACCCTGAAGCAACTGCCGCACCTGCTGCAATAGCTCCAAGAATAGGACCGACATAAGGAATCCCCGCCATAGCTGAATAAGCAGCCGTAGCACCTTTATAAGTATCAATAGTAGCTTGTGTAACTGCCATAGCTTTTCCTGCTTCAGTTTCCTCACCTAATATCTTGACCATATTACCTGCCGTTTGACTCATAATATCAAGCTTTGAATCGGCAGCCATTTTTGCCCATTTTTTAGTAAGCTCGGCATTTTTTATTTCATATTTCTTTGTAATAGCTGCTTTAAGTGCTTCTGAGTTCTCCATCAACTCAACAGCTGCTTTTTCTTTATCTTCTTGAATTTTTAGAAGTGCAAATGCTTTTTCTTTTTCATCCTCTATTAAAGCCAACGTATTCTGTTGCTCTAAGTCATTTAATTTTGTTGCTGAATCTTGCTTCTTCTTTTCTAAAATTTCTGCATCTTTTTCTGCTTGTGCTTTTAATTTTTCTGCCGCCTTTATCCTTATTGTTAGTTCAGCGTTAGTTTCGTCTTTCATTCTTTGAAGTTTAAGCTTCCCTGCTTGTATATCTAATTCCTCAGTTTTTTTCTTTAGTAATGCAGCAGACTTCTCTTTAGCAGCTAGTTCTCGTACTATTGCTTGTTCTTCTGATTTTAATCTTTTTCTTTCTGACCAATTACTTCTTTCAATTTGATATACCTGTACTCTTAACGCTGCTTCTGCGTCTAAATTCTCCTGAGAAGATTTACTATATGAATTTTCTTCTATTTGAAATCTTAACTTTTCTCTTGCAACGTGCAGATCTTTCTTTAATTGTTCATCAGCTAATTTATTAGCTTCTCTCATATATTTAAGTCTGTCCTCTGCTGTTTCATTTTCATAATCCCTTGCTTTTACACGGAGTTTCATCATATTCTTTTCCGTTCTCGCTTTATCAACAGAAGCTTTCCTTTCAAATTGCTGTAATGCTAGTCTGTCTTTTTCTAACTGAGTAGATTGAGCAACTTCTTTTTTGGTTTGCTCAACGAAATCAGTCAATGCGTCTTTTGCGTCATTGATTCCATCTTTAACTTTATTAAATACATCATCAACACCCGTAGCAACTTGTGCCATACTTTCGCCCATTTCAGCTGCTCCTTCTTTAACTCCATCCCAATCTAATTTTATAGCTGACTGCATAACCTTACCCGCAGCTTTAAAAACATCTACCATCCCCGTTACTCTATTAAGAAGGTTCTCTTTAATAAGTTTCCATAAATCTTTTATCGCTTTTTTTGGATCGCTAAAAGTTTTAAAAAGCTTTTCACCTAAGTTACTTATAACATCAGTAATATTACCAAATACAACTCCTAATCCTGATGTTATTATTTTAAGTTTACTTGCTCCTTTCTCATTATCTGTAAAGTATTGTCTTAATGCTACAAATGCAATCAACAAAGCACCAATTCCTGTACTCATTATTCCTGCTTTGACTGTACTGAATAGCATTTTAGATGTTGTTTTCAGCTTCAACATAGCAGCTTTAACAGTATTTAAAGACACTCCCATAAATGCAATATTCCCTGCTGCATCTGAAGCTCCTTTTGATACATCTCCTACATTTGATTTAACTTCTACCTCTACTGTTTCTTTTATTGCCATTTTAAAAATCTATATTTGTTCGTAATTCGTGTAAATAAACTGTTGCCGACCATAAGTTGTTTACATCAACCCTATCTGATACTTCTATTGTTACACTTGGAACTCCATCTGTTGTACTATCTACAAATGCAAAGCTCCCGTTTACCCCATCTTTAGCAATATTCTTTGTAGTACCTGTATCTATTGTAATGGCACTAGATCTATTTGTAATTATTGCCCCCCTCTGTTGTCTGTAACTATAATTTCCTGCTGTTCCTGAA